TGACCGCGTGCTCGTTATGTCAAACTCAAGCACCTTTGCGTAGATGAGGGGGTCTATGTTCGCCACTTCTCGACGAAACTGCGCGTACCCTGTATCCAGATACGTGCTGACATTGGCCGCCGACAAGAATGTCTCATCCGGCTCGTCAGTCAAGTCGCGGAAGTAAGTAGAGATCTCAGACGGTTTCATTTACTGCCCTCCCTCAGGCGGCGCAGGCATCATCGGAATGACAGACCCCGCTCCCGGAGGAGGCCCTGGCGGCGTCGCCTGCCGAACCGCGCCAATCTCCACGGCTTGGGACAGTAGTTCATCTACCGTTTGCTGCTGCGCTGCGCCTGACTCTGGCGCGATAGCCAAGCTGGCTTTCTTTGCCAACGTGTCGGTAGGCTTGGCCTTGCGTGGGAACACTTTGTTGTGCCTCAGCGCTGCGGCATACTCCTCTTCGGTCAAATTGGCTGTGGACACCGCGACGAAGATGTCTCGGATGTACTCCTGCGCGTCCAGCGGGAGCTTGTAGTAGTCCTTTTCGCGCATAGCCTCGCCAAACACCTTGACGAAGGCCTCGACGTCGTCTGAGCGGAAGATCTCCACCTGATGCCCACGCTTCGCCGCCTCCAAGATATCCCGAGCATGCGCGATGTTCTGCACCTTCTCTGAGATAAACGATGTCCCCGTACGGAACGACAACTCTTGGATTGCGATATTCTTGTCGATAAGGCCAAGCTCAGCCATTTGTAAGATCTTCGCGTCTCTATCCTGCGCCTCGTCTCTAAACAGAGAACCAGCCTCGACAAACACTTCCGGGTCATCTACCAAATCGGTAGCCTGGAGCTGGTTAAAGATGACCTGCCCCGTCGCATCCAACATGCGCATCATCTTAGCCTCTTTGTAGAAGGCTTTCATGAGCAAAAGAGCCACCCGCGCCATCTTCTGAACCGCGCTCTCGATGTGCATCTGCGTTACATGAAGCTGGGACGAGTCCTGCTCGGCTAACGCTCGGATAGCTTTACCACTCGTGACGCCAATCTCGCGCTTACCCAAACTAATGTTGTGCACGCCAGAGACGTCCAACAACTCAGATTGCAGCCATCCAATGTTATCCATGACGTAACCAGGCATTGGCACGCCGTTGATTTGGTGAGGCTTACCGCCAGCAGCGTTGTAGTAGATCTTCTCACCAGGGCGGTTGGTAATCGCTCCCTTGGAGATCCCAGCCGTCTTGGGCACCAACCACTTGGGATTGGCCATCAACTCAATGTTATTGAGAATCTGAGACCGCGATTTGTTGTATAGCCACTGCAAGTCGATTAGTGGCGCAAGCAAGCTCAAGCCCCACAAGCGATACGGCACATGCGTGTACTTAATCACTTGGACAGGGAAGTCTGCGGAAGGATGCTGGTCGTCCTGGTAGAGATACGTCCCATCCTCTAAGACAACAGCATGCTTACCATCTCGCCAGTAAACCTCGTAAACAGTCGCCCTATCCGAGGGTATTGTCCCCCCCTGGTCTCCGTCTACAACCGCAGCAGACGTGGCCTCGATCTCTTCCTCGAAGTCAGGGTACGCCTCAACTAAGCTAGCCTTCGCCTCATGCGTCCGAATAGCCACCCATTGGCTGTTGTCCACTTCAATAACATCGGGCTCAAAGAACAAGTCGTACGGCCCTACCGCCTTGGTAACCACCTGCTCTGCGTTAGGGTCGTAATATGTGTGCAGTGCCGCTGTACCGCACGTAACTAGCCACTCAATCGCCTTGCCTAGCTGCTCTTTGACTCCCGCCTGTACCCAGTAGTACCGGAGAGCTGTCTCGCTGGCCTTGGCCTTAGTGATGTCTTCTGTAGAAGGGCTAGCCGGCAATACGACCGTGCCAGGATAGGCCAAGCGTAACTTAGCGATGATGTTCCGGTATACGTTTAACAGAAGGTTAACCGTAGCCTTTGTGCCACCCGCACTCGCTGACTTGTTCGTGACATGCTGCGCCAAGTTCCGGTCGAACATTAGCCACTGTCTACCCTCTAAGAATTTGAGGGATAAATCCCAAAGACGCGTCTCCGTAGCTTTCTGCTGCCGCGATTCCGCTATAGAGCGACTAATATCCTCTGGAAAATCTGCCATCAGACTAACATCCTACCTGGACGATATGCGCTTGTTCCTCGGTCAGGGGCAACTGCCGGCGCTCCTACACGAGAAAAAGAAGGCGCTTGGACATCTCTAGCTTCCGCCATCTCTATCTCAGCAAGCGACTGCGCCGCCTTGGCGCGAATCTCTTCCTGTTTAGCTTGTTGCACTTCCGGAGACGCCAAAACAACGTCGGATTCCTGCAAATTAGGAGCCTTTTCGTGCTTTCCTACCCCGTAAGCTATACCAGAGCCCCCAGCCGCTCCTACAAGCGCGCCTATGAGTCCGCCAACGGCTCCCCCCATGCCTGGTATAATCGCGTTGCCGATCTGAGCACCCACAGAGCCGCCCACCTGAGCCCCGATCATCGCCCCTTGGCGCGTCTCTCCTGTGACTGTCTCTTCCTGCAGTTCCCCTAAGGCACGCGCAGTTGTTGCTTTTTCTTCAGCCCGAGCCCTGGCGTAGTCCCTACGAGCTTGGGCAGCTCTTTGGTACAAGTCCAACTCGCCCGCGCTTCTAGACCTTCCTTGCGCTGTCAGTGGCCGAATCGCCATGGTACTCTCCTACATCTAACTAAGGTATCGGATACCAAAATCGGTGTCGACACCCTCTATTTCTTCCGCTGGTTGCGTTTGCACACCTTGCTTGTCGACTACGGGAGAGGGGTCTCCGGGGTCTGCGTGCTCTGCTCTAGCGTAACCTTCCCCTAAGTCTGTCGCCATGCCAGTCACTTGCAGCCCCAGTGCCACATCAGCCGCAGTGTCGTCATCCAGCCCCAAGAAGGGCTTGTCGAAGGCCGGTGCAATCGCCGGGAGTACCTGGCTCGCCGCTTGCGCAGCCGGAGCAAACGCCGCTAAGGGGGTCCCTTGGGCGACTAGCCCCGCTAGACCGAGCATGCCCCCCAGTAGTTTCGCATCCCGCGCTCCGCGCTGCTTATCCGCCTGTACCTGACCTCCTGCCTGATACAGGCTACTAAGCTCTTCCATCTCAGCGGCGTATTGCGCAGCGGCTTGCTTTCTATCCTTGTCGGACATGGCTTACCTCTATTCCCAGAGAGAGGGCGGTAGGTTTTCAGAGAGAAGCTGGCGTTTGTGCTCTTCGTGCTCTTTCTGATCTCGCTTTTCTCGCTTAATCAGCAACGATAGATAATAGCCAATCTCGACTATCAAAAGTGTAGCAAAAATTAAAAATATTGCATTCATAAAATAAAAGGCTGCCTCCCCCCAGGTAGGCGGGGGAAGGCTGAGGGGCATAGCCATGCTACCCAGGGGGAGACAACCACTAGTTAAGCCCTAAGGCTTATTAGGACAGGCTGCTTCCAACAAGGATCGCGTTAGCACCTGGCTTGGTGCAAACCAAGTTCCAGTACCAGCGGTAGTAACCGTTGTACTGGTCCTTATCCGCAGACCGGCTGAGGACGTTTCCGTCCAAGTCGGCAAAACCACCTGGCTCCAACTCACAAAGCTTCCAGGAAGCCTTGCTCAGGAAGATAACCATGCCGTTCGAGACGTGGCGGGAAGTGTGGATTGGAACCCCATTGAACTCCAAACCAGTGAACCCTGCCGAGCCCTTTCCTGCAGCAGCATTGACGTCTGCACGCAAGTTGCCACCGAGGAGACCAACGTAAATCGAACGCTGAAGCGGGTGCATCAAAATAGCATCCGGCTCTTCGCCCGAGTTAGCCAAGCACTCGTCGAACATCTGCTGCATACGCTTGACCGTGAGGTCAGCGCGCAAGCTAGCGTCCGCTGCTGTGTTGGTAGTCTGAACCGTTGACATCAGGGCCGTGTTGTCGGCGCTGGTACGAGTCACACCGAAGTGGGACGGATCAGCAAGGTTTCCGTAGATACCCGTAATCTCGTCACTCGCGGTAGAATCACCCGAGCCCGAGGTGGTAGCAAGAACCTTACCGGTAGCTGTGTCAACCGTGGTCAGCGAGGACGCAAGGACCACAGCACAGCAATGGGGATCTTCAATTACATCACCCAAATTGAGAAGAGCGGTAGTGCCGGAGCCGTCCGACGAGCCGCGACGGATTAGCAGCGTACCCGCTACTTCACCGAATCCGGCGCTGCTGCCATCGGCAACGTAGAACACGTCGGTCGCGGCTTGCTTGAGGGTCAGACCCGTCGCGGTGTTGATCAAGTCAATCTCAATCCACGTAGCCGCATTAGCCCCA